CCCGCCGCTTATCTGCCTTCTCTCCCAGCCAGGGCTTATCTTGAGCCTGCTCTTTTACGAACTTCTCATAGGATTGTGCTTCGCCCTTCGTCGCAAACTGGCGGCGAATCCTTTTGCCGTCACGGCCGTTTGGGAAAATCTGTGCCTGCCATTTCCCGTTGGGTAATTTGTTTATCGCCATTCCATGCCTTAAAGGTATTCGGTTCTAGTGATCACTTTGCCTAAAACTACGATGTCACTTGATTGGCATTCAAATGACGATTTCCCATTCTCAACACGTATTCTTCCACCGGGAAAACGTACCAGCTCTCGGATGCTGACTAACTTATCAATCTCGATAAGCCACAGCCCATCGACGATCTCGCCTTCATAGGTATCAACCAAATAAGTGCTTCTATCTGCATTGATCACAAAAGGGGCATTCAAGCCTTCGGGTAGTGATGCTTTATCCAGAATGAAATCATCCATGACTTCTAAGATCCCATTTGAAATTTTTTTGTGTGTAGCAATCACAACGCGGGATTCCTCCACTTCCATAAAGCGAGCACCTTTACCTGTAGTAAGCCAGGTAAGTGATGCTCCCGTTTCCACATGGCAGATGATCACCCAGTCAGCAGGGAAGGTATCGCGGGCTGAACGGTTGGCTAGCGTGCTTTGCGAGACGCCAAAATGGCTGCATAACGCCTGACGGCTGCTGAATCCGTATGCCTCAACTAAGCGAAAAATCACATCTTTACCACCCCGGTTACTCTCTACCGCTTCACGAACTAACTTTGCATTATGGCGATTTGTGTTTTTTGTCGTTGACATATCCGATTTGTGATCCTGCTCTTCGGTCTGTGATGAGATGAATAGCGTTTAATAGTGGTATCTAATACCTAAACTGGGGAGTACTGCATCATGACTCGTAAACTTTCAACGCGCCCTTCAATCAATCTCGTGATTTCAGAACCGTACATTACTGTCGAAGAGTTCTGCCGCCGCACTGGTTACAAGGAGGGCACCGTTCGTCAGATGTACCGCGAGAACCGTTTGCCCATCAGGAAGAAGGAGGGGTTAAACGCGCTTATCGAAATCAACATGGTTGCTCTCACTATCGAAGCCGCTTCCGGCTGCGAAATCACAATGCAGGGTTGATGTATCCATATTGGGATATATAAAAGGATTAATCATTTTTGATTTTCGTGTGTCCACACATACCTGAGCCTCGCAGCTATAGCAGTACAGGCCCGCATTCATTCCAATCCCACTATGACCTCCACCGTTGACGCTATCAGCGGCCTCGGCGCATCCATTGGCCTGAGCTGAGGGACTGATAATGATTTCACTGGCATCACGTCTTAAGCGTCAAAGCCCGTCCGTAGCTTACGGTAACGGCTGGGTCATGGGTGATAACGGCAAGCCATGGCATCCGTGCAACAGCCAAAAGCAACTGCTGCAGGGGCTGACCAGCAAACGCAAACCCGCCGGTTTCATGGCGCGTTTATTCAGGGGGTAACATGCAGCGAGTAACAGGCAACACAACCGCACAGCAAGGCCCGGCATCTTTTGCCAAAACTCATTTAACGGGCAATCGTGCTGATGCTGTTAACAAAATGTCGTTTGATGAGTTTCGGAAAAGCTGGCGGCAGCAGCGTGACAATAACGCTAACCCGTCACTGCGTTATTTCAACCGTCAGAATGACGAGTTTAAATTTTGCGTGTTAACCCTGGCTAACCGCGAAAATCCTAAAACATTTTCACAGGAGGAAATCGGAAAGCCGTTTGAATCCTTCTACGAATACCGCCGCGAATTAATCATCATGGCAATGAATAAAATGGCGCGCTGGGGAAAAATATTACCCCGACAGTTTTCTACCGCAGACTGTTTTTTACCTGAGTAAATAAGACTCAAAAAATTAATGGCGTAAACCCGCCGGGCATTCTTTTGCCCTGAATCTGGAGAATTGGACGATGAGAAATACTGAAACCCGTAATTTTGAAGCCGACGCAGACACACTTAATGCACTGCTGAGCAAGGCCAAAACAGAACAGCGCAGCGATGATGTGCTGGCCGTGTCAATCCGCATCGCGGCGCTGGTCATCCATGCCCGCAAGCACGAAATGAGCGCACCGGAAATTATTGAGCTGCTGGATAAAGAGGCAGAACGTTTTGAGCATCAGGCGCGGGAGCTGCACTAATGGCCGATTCAATGGATTTAGTCCAGGCGCGCGTTGAGGAAGAACTGCAGCGCAATCTCGCTAATGCACGTCGCCAGCCCGCCGGGGCTGGTGAGTTCTTTTGCCTAGCCTGCGATGAGGCGATACCGGCTGCCCGTCGCCGCGCCGTGCAGGGCGTTACTCACTGCGTAACCTGTCAGGAAATCATCGAGCTGAAAAGCGCCCATTACAAAGGCGGTGCCGTATGAGTACGATACTCAAATGGGCGGGCAACAAGACTCGCCTCATGCCTGAGCTGCTTAATCATCTGCCGCTGGGGCAGCGACTTGTTGAGCCGTTCGCAGGTTCCTGCGCGGTGATGATGGCAACGGATTACCCGGCTTATCTAGTGGCTGACGTTAATCCCGACCTGATTAATCTTTACCGCCAGATTAAAGAGCACACGCGCCCATTTATCGTAGTGGCGATGAGCCTGTTTACCCAAAACAAAAGGGCAGAGGATTATTACCGCATCCGCGAAGCGTTTAATCACAACCCTGCCTTACCACTCCTTGAACGTGCCGCGCACTTCCTCTATCTGAACCGACATGGCTACCGTGGGCTTTGTCGTTACAACCGTAAGAGTGAATTTAATATCCCTTACGGAAACTATTCTGAACCTTATTTCCCCTTGGAAGAAATCGAAACGTTCGCAGCCAAAGCCCACCGTGCAACGTTTGTCTGGGCCGATTTCCGCGAGACGCTGAGCATGATACAGACCGGCGACGTCGTTTATTGCGATCCGCCCTATGACGGCACGTTTAGCGACTACCACGCAGGCGGATTTGATAAGGCCGCGCAGCAGGACTTGGCGAGCATGTTAACCAGCGTGTCAGATCGCTGCCCGGTCATCGCTTCAAACAGCGATACCGACTTCACGCGCACGCTTTTTAATGCCTACGAGCTGACCAGCATCAGGACTGCCCGCGCGGTTGGTGTGGCTGCAGGTGACGGTAAAAGCGCGGCAGAAATCATCGCCGTTCGTCGTCCTGCATCTGCCAGGGCTGCAGATGAGGCCGCTGCATGATAGAGCAGTACGCTTACCCGTGGAATGCACCACGGGAAGCCATCACCAGCCCTTATCCCACCTATGAGGAAATGCACAGCCGCAGTCAGATGATTGCGGGTTTAGTGCGTGCGCAGGAGCTGCTTGAGCTGCAGCCGACGCTGATCCAGATTGACGTTAAGCGTCGCATGAACGAGCTGGAAAAGTCACAGGGCATTGCCCACGCCAATGCGTACTTAACGAAAACCTTCGTCGAGCGCACATTGCCGCGTGTTGAATGCGTTAACGAGCAGTACCGGGTTAAGACTATGGACGTCAGCACCTTTAACCTGTTGGCGCAGAACGCCCCGAAAGAGAATGGCGCAGCGCGTGCCGGTGGCCAGCTGTGGGAGCTGATGAAGCGTTTTAACCGCCTGGCTGATATGTCGCGTGCCGATGTGGATTTGCTGGCCGGTGATATTGCCAGTTTCATTCTGGCCGAGCTGGTACAGGCACACGCGCAGGCAGCTGATGAATCAGATTATAAATACACGCACCGCGTCTACATGATAGCGGCGGCCATCACCCGCGAATTTAATCAGACGCCGCCACTGTGGGACAGGGTGACGTCCCGTTTCTTTGATCCGGAGGAAGTCACGCCCGCCGTGCTGCGTATGCAGACTGAAAAATGGTGGACGATGCGGCTACGCCGCGTGGCTGCGTCATGGCGGGAACACCTGCAGATTGCCCTGGCTAACGTCAGCAAAAAGCACACCCCCTACGCCAGCAGAATGACGGTTTCAGAATGGCGGGAACAGAAACGCCGTACCCGTGAGTTTTTAAAGGGCATGGAACTGGAAGACGAGGAAGGCAACCGCATCAGCCTGATTGAGAAATACGACGGCAGCGTGGCAAATCCGGCAATACGTCGCTGTGAGCTGATGACCCGCATTCGCGGCTTTGAAAATATCTGTAATGAGCTGGGCTATGTCGGGGAGTTTTACACGCTGACCGCGCCGTCACGCT